GGAAAAGAATATAAATTCTTTACAGACTCAAAATACATAAAACATATTTTAGACCAGGTAGATAAATCGAACTTCCCTTTCAAAACCATTATAAAGCAGAAAAGATTCGGCTCGGGAAGCAGTAAAACGTTTGAATTCACATAAAAGTCAGAACATATATTCTTTAAAAATAAAGTCCCTCCCGGGGCTTTTGCTTTTACTAATTGATATCCTCTGCCGTATTATCTTCGAAATCGCAGTTAAAAAGGATCTGATATACAAATAAATCGTTGTGAGTAATCTCTCCCTGTAACATTCTGGTCAGCGGGCTGAAATTTTCCGTATCAAACCCCTGCAAGCATGAATAAACCTTGGCGATCACTTCGTAGGGGTCGAGCCCCTGCTCCCTGACTTCCTCCGGAGCATTGGCGGCTATCCGTCCATACCCCAGGGGGTCAAAAGCAAGTGTTACCCGTATTGCCGCCCTGCACTCCTGGATAGTATCGGATATATCACTCGTTTTTTTTACATCTATGCTGATCAGGGCACAGGGATATGCCACCAGGTAGCGCCCGGTATTATCCGGCTTTTTTAATTGACCCCGGTCGAGATCTACCCAGCGCAAAGAATCATCGTGTAAAAGAGGAGACAGTTGCAGCATTATTGCCTTATAAATTGTTTTCATCACTTTAATATTTTAATTAGTTCACGTTTAATTTTATTTTCAATATTCTGCTTCAGGAGTACAGATTTTCCCATAAAAGGGCGCGCGGTCATCCGGAAGGATTTTTTTCCATAGATTTTAGCCATTTTACCGAACTGGTGTACCCGGGCATAGGGTGTGTCGTTGGTTATGGTTACTCCTTTGTCCTTATACCTGTAACCGAACGATTCGCTCAGTTCACTTGTCTCGCCGGTCAGTATCTTAGCTGTTGTCCGGGTCGCCGAAAATTTACCTGCCTGTCCCGAATGCCCATACCATTCGCTGTCCTTATCCCGCCTTTTTACGTCATCCCATTTTTTTACCTCCTTATCTGTAAATCCTTCATTTTCGAATGACCCTTTAAAATGGTCGACAGCTTCGGTGCCGATTATGTCTTTTATATCGTCGCCCTCGGTAAACTCCCTTATCTCGCGCATTTTTGCCTGAAAAAGCCTGTTATATTCGTTTATGTCCATAAAAGAGGCTTTAAATGTTGTTTAAATCAGATTTAAACCGTATATTTGTACTCAATAGTGGAGCGACTTCGTAAAGCCGGGGCGCGCCACCCGAATAAAGGGAAGTATCGCAAGGTGCCTCCCTTTATTTATGGAAATACCTTTTAATAGCATCCACGCTGAATGTTACCGGATCTTTACCCTTCCGTATCAGTATTACCGTCTTCAGGTTCCCACCGCGCCTGCCGTGGAATGCCGCTTTCATCCCATTGTACAAGGCCCGGTTGCTGTAATCCTTTTCCAGGCGTATTACAACCTCGTCCACTCCCTGGCGGCTGGCATCACGTATGGATGCCTGTATTGCATTTTTGCCGATATCTGTTACCGGATGCTTAGCGTCGGAGAAATACCCCGCCGTATTATTAAATGCGTCCGGACTCGATATACCCTCTACCTTAGATGGCCTCAACAATGTATATTTGCCCCCGTTGTCAGCCATGATTTTATAGGTGGCGATATTCTTCTGCCTCTCCTGTCCCTGTTGCTTTACTATCTCGAGATACCCGCCTTTTTTCCCCTTGTATGTTTCCTTTATTGCCTCCTTATACTCTTTTTGCAACCTTTTCGCTTCGGCGGTAATTTCCTCACGTAGATCTTCCGGCGTGTGTTTATAATAAGGTGTCTCTTTGGTGTTGATAAACTCCGTCGATTTTGCGGGGTTGTTTGTGAATTCCGGATTTATGCCCCCATAATCGGGCGGTACCGGTGTTACATCCTTATCCGTTGGGCGTACCGAGCAGTCACAGTTCCAATCGGAAGGAGGCATATGTGTATCCCACCATTCGTGATGAAAGGGTAGTATCGTACCAACGTAAAGCAGGTGGCTCTTCCGTGGATGGCTCGCGTTTGTCTCCATATACTCAAGATTGGGATACAGGCGCAGGGTTTTTTCCCATTTTTTCAGGTTCGTCGCAATGCGTGCCGACCTGACTGCCGTGTTGTATTCCGTTTGCAGCCATTGAACGTTGTATTTCTCCGATATCATTAACGCCTGCCTTTTAAACTTGTAGAAAGGTTGCAGCTTCCCGTCCTCATCATAAAGCAGGGCAGCGATCTCACGCGTCTGCTGATGGTTTTTAAAGGCAGCAAATACGGCTGTGTTCTCCCGGAACCGATTTACAAAATCTGCGTCGGAATGCTCGATTTCGTCAAGTGAGGCATCGATACCGTGTTGCAGGGCATTATTCGTGATTTCGAAAAGTTTTTCATCCAGCAGCTCCTCGCCCCGGCTACCATATACCTCCCGGACGGCTTCCTCGATAAGCCGGTTAATGTCGATCGAATAGTCATCGGCAAGATCTATCCTTCCCGTAGTAAGACGCTTTAATTTCCTCGTCCAGTTTTGAAGTGCCCCGCTCCTCTTTGTCGGGGCGGATACGAAAAAACGGTCAAACAGCTTCAGGAACAATCCCCGGTCGTCGTTCTTTATATCCTCAGTGCTTTCCGGCTCTTTTTCTTTCGGCTCTTCCTCTTTTTGAACGGTTATTTCGCCAGCTATGGCTTCGTCTTCCTCTGCCTGGGGAATACCGTATTTCTCCCGGATAAACGATACCGGTATGGGGATCACTTTGCTGAGCGATACAATTTCGTCGACGGTAATACTCTCGGCAACTCCCGGGAAAACAAATTTTCCGCCGGCAACCGGTAGCCTCTGGCTCTCGAATACCGGACGGACGTATGTGTTAAGCACTTTTTCCACAAATCGCATATCCGCTTTATTCTTCCCTTCCTCTACCTGCTTATGCACCTCGCCCAGGGAGCGCGCTCCTCTTTCTCCCTGCAAAGTAGTCAGGGTTTGTCCCAGTACCGTTATAAGCAGCTCCTCGTTACATGCCTTACGGAAATCATTGAACGAATTGCCGGATGATCCGCTACCGGTATTGTTCACCGTCTCGATATCCGATTCTTTGGGAACTACCAGCCAGGGCGCCGACCCTGCTTTTTCGAGCGCTTCCTCGAGCAGCTTGCGACTCTCGGGGTCGTAACTCGAATATTTACCCACACGCTGGGGCATGCCAAATATCTCGAGCCATTGGGCGTAATCGCCAAACCCTCCCCTTTTCCATATAGCATAGGGCGCCGTCCGGAGAAAGATACCGAAATCTCGCGGTTGTCCCAGAACCAAAAGCAGATCGTCGCTCGTGTAATCGATACCGGTCGGGTCATTTTCGTTGATAAGTATCGATTTTGTTTCAAGGCTTATATGCTTTTTCGGCAGGGCATTCACTTCGAAGCCATTGCGGAAATCGAATTCTACTCCCGAGCGCCCCCAGAACTTTGTCTCCAGTATCTGAGTTATCAGCACTTCCCAGTCGAGCGTATCCATTATATCGACCATTTCGGGAACAAGTTTTCCCTTTGTATCCTGAAAGATAAGTTCGGCATTAGTGATTGCCTCGATCCTTTTACTGTACGCCTCCGACAGTATCGTATCGATCAGCAGATCCTGGTACAGGTCGAAGAGCGTTACTATGCGTCCTGCATCGGCTGATCTCAGGGCATTGCGCCACAAGGCCACGTCCGAAGTCTTCCGCTGCGGCTGCCGTATTATCAGGTTACTATATATTGTTTTATCCCCGGCTTTGCGGGCTTTTATTTCTTTTTTTGCCATTATTATCGGTTAAAAGTGTTGTCCTCTTTTCGGGTTACTCCCGAACTTTATAATGCCTGCCCCGCTTGTGCTGCCCCCGTCGTCAATAACCGGCAGGTCGGGTGTCACATCCCCTTTTTGCACGGCTTTCAGCCAGGCTACCGCGCGGTCGTACCTGTCCTGCCGGAGTTGCAGCTCGTGCCCGGCATTGCACAATATCAAAAAATGCCAGGTTGCCAGGTCTTTAATAAATAATAGCAGCAGGGCGTTACGATAGCCTCCGGTTGCCGAGAATATCCTGTCCACATCATAGGCGCGCAGGTACCCTTTTGCCTCCTGTATGGCGGCATCGACAGCTGCTGTCATTATCGCATCGTCACCCCGGGATATTACATCCACGTTTTCCTTGTACAGGTGGGTTTTCATTTCTTCGTTATTCAGGAATGCCATAATTATCGGGGTTTTGTGTGTCGAAAAAACAAATACTGTCAAAATCGCTCCCTGCCTTCAGGTCGGATCTGAATAACCCGATCCGCTTACGTTCTTTTATATCCTCGCGGCTCCAGGCGTGATACCTGTAACCGAAAAAGAAAACCCGGTAACGTTTTCCGCCGTTCCTACGGCTCAGCTCGATGGCTTCCCGGATCGCTCTTTTTAGTTTTGCCGGACGTCCGCAATAGCGGATATACAGCATCATAAAATAGTTCCTTATCTTTTTCATATTAAAACTTTTTTGATTTACCGCCTCGTGTGCCGAATGCAAAGGCATCCGGGGCTAAAGCACTCATTTTCTGATTTGCGATAAAAAAACCGCCTTCAATACAGTCTACACCATCGGCAGGTGCTGACAACCGCGGGTTGACCATTAAAAACTGCTCTTCGAGGCGCTGCATGTGCGGATTTCCTTTTTCGGCTTCGTTGAGTATAAGATTGCCCTGCCTGTTCAGTGGTTCCAGGTTCCCCTCTATTCGGGCGAACTTATCCGGCTTTTTTCGTCCGTCCGGCGAAATGTTTATTATTTTATTATGCTTCTGTCTGGCTTGTGCGAATAATGGGATAAACACCTGCTCGTAGAAAGGATCTTGCAGCTTGTTATTTTCGATATAATTGTAAACCTGGTTACGTTCATTCACGTACTTGTCTATGTAGTAATACCATTCCACAAACTCGGAATTAGTAACCCGGTCGAGGTATCCGGTAATTATGTACAGTTTTCCTTTAAGTATCCCGATAAGAAAGGATGCCTTGTATGAATTTGCTTTTGTCTTCGTATTATTACTGGGCGCCGGATCCGAATAACATACAAGAAAAGGAAAAGCTTTCAGTGGCGGGACTTGCGCCCAGGTAACCTCTTTAAATGTCTCACCTTCCGATACCGGATTGTTATAGCACTCCTTTTGTACGGCGGCGGCCGACACCTGTGCTTGTACGATATCGATCTGCTCTTCTGAGTTCTTATCCAGCCACACACTGGTACCGTAAAGAAAGTCGTTCTGTGGGTGGGGTTTACCTATATTAACCATTCGCAGGTTGATAATGTGCCAGATCCCGAGCTTCTGTCCGGCAAGCTCCAGCGCCTTATTCCCCGCCCGGACGATACAGCAGTCTTTTGCTATTATGTTACCCACCCATATCGTTAACAGGGGCTCGGAAATGGAACGTGTAAAGTAAAGGGCCTGCTCCCACCATTGCCACTTTTTGTCTATGATATCCGGATTCCTGCAATCTTCGTCCGTATCGAAGTCGTCCGGGATAATAACATCAGGACGTATATTATCCACGCGTGTTCCCCGGGGGGATTGCCCGGCTCCCAGCGCACGGAACGCAGTGCCTTTTTTTGTAATGAACTCACCGTTTGTCCACATAATGCCTTTCTGTTTCCCATAATAGAACTCGATGCGTTTATTGCCTTCAAAGTTGGCTTTGTACGGCGCAAGAAGTCTTTCGGCATTATCGTAACTGTTAGATACTATAAGCACGTTCCTTTTGCGGTCGGTCAGCGTCAGATAAAAAACAATCATCATTACAATCGTTGATTTGGCTAATTCCCTCGACCACGATATAACGGCATAAAATTCGGGATGTCTGATAATAAGGAGTATTATCATAATCTGCCATTTGGCAAAGCGTGATTTGGCATAGTTGGGAAATAACTCGTACATCCATTCGATGGGGTCGTCTTCGAGCGCCTTACGCTTTTTTTCCCGTTCCGCATAGCTCATATTCGCGTCTATGGTAGTCTCCGCCTGTATGTTCCTTACATACTTGTCCCAATCTAAAATCGCCTGTTTGTCTGCCTGCTTTGCCATCAGTTGAGTTTTTCTTTTATAAAAGCATCAAAGTACAGGGTCAATTCCTTCGCCTTTTCCAAATCGGACAGTCTGAGCCAGTCTAAGAACTGTTTTGAAACGCTTATAATATCGTTTAAGCCCGTTTCTTTTTCCAGTTTTTCGATAGCCGAGGCCAGTTTTGTGATTATATCTGCTTCCGCCGTGGTAGGGTATCGCTTATCGATAGTACGCTCCAGTATCTTATCCTGTAACAGGTCTAATTGTTGGTATAGCCGTGCGAGCTGCTCTTCACGGGTAATCGTAATAGATGTTTTCAGCAGCTGCCAGTTCTCGCTCTTTGCCCACTTGCTTATCGTTGCCGGACGAACTCCAACGCGTTCGGCGATTTCGGCCTGTGTAAGATTTTCTCTGGTGAATAAAAGCTTTGCCCATTCTTTTTTTTGCTTCAGGGTCAGGTTTGCCATACTTTTTTTATGGCGAAGCTACCCTATTTCATAGGGTAGATAAAGAAACATTGAAAGGCTTGCAATAAGTATTGCATGTGTTGCAATATTGTTTGCCCGTGCTACATTGAGAGCGTTACTTTGTTTGAAAAACAAAGCGCTATATGGCTAAGACATTTATAATACATGACGAATCGGTAAACTCCCACGGCTATTGGATGATGACCTCCGGCTGTGATATATCGCAGTTCGAGAAAAATCCTATCATGTTGTGGAATCATAATAATGCCTGGGGCGATACCCGTGAGGCTAAACTTCCTATCGGTCACTGGGAGAACATCCGCATAAAAGGAAAGCAGATACTCGCCGATCCAGTATTCGATTCAGACGAGTTTTCCCAGATGATAGCAAAGAAAGTCGAGGCGAATACCTTGCGTATGGCCTCGGTGGGTGCAATGCCTGTCGAGATGTCGGAGGATAAAAAATACATAAAGCCGGGACAGCGATATGCGACCATTATTAAATGGAAGCTAAAGGAGGCATCTATCGTTAATATAGGTGCCAATAATAATGCCCTGGTTGCCTTATACGACGATGCAGGTGTTGTTATTAGTTTGTCCGGTGACAGTAACAGTCCATTAAAACCACTAAATATAAAAAAAGAAATGAACGAAAAACTTTTAAAACTATTGAACTTATCCGATGACAGCGGCGAGGATACCGTTTTCGATGCCGTTAAAAAGATAGTCGACGAAAATATTAGGCTGAAGGATGAGGATGAAAAGCGTGTGAAAAGGGAAAAGGAAGCCGGTAGGGCGGATTTCTCCGGGAACCTCGACGCGGGCATTAAGGACGGGCGTATCGATGCGAATGGAAAAGAAAAGTTCCTGGAGCTGTACGACGCCAATCCGGAAGCGGCGAAAAGCGCCTTTGATGCCGTATCAAAAAGAAAGCCGGTTACCGAAGCGATCGAGGAGTCGAAAGGTAAAGACGCCGCGGAGCTGTTGAAGTTCAGCGATAAAAGCTGGGACGAACTTGACCGGGATAACAAGCTGATAATGCTTAAAGACAATTATCCGGATGTGTTCAAAGAAAAATACAAGGAGAAATTCGGTATCGAGCCGAATATGTGATCCTGCCTCCGTTGGTAGGAATAGACTAAAAGAAGTTACAACTAAAATTTATAAAAAGATGAAACAAAAAACCTTTATTGCGCTGTTATTCGCGCTTTTATTTAACATGATCTCCGGCGGGGTCATATCCTTTGCCTCGGGGCTTCCGTTTATGGCTGTCTTCGGATCCGGCACCGCCCTCAGTATAGTACTCGGGGCGAGCGGTATCCTTAAAGGTACGCTTAATATGGCTCTCAATGTCGAGATATGGCATAATGCCATTATCGGGAACCTGTTTGCCGACAATTCGTTCCTGTCGAAGGCATTTAATGCCGACGAATATGTAAACGGCAGGCGGGTACATATCCCCAATGCCGGCAGGCCGTCCAAAACGGTAAAGAACAGGCAGGATGTTCCCGCAACCGCCTCTAAAAGGGTAGACAAGGATGTCGAGTATGTGATGAACGAATTTACGACCGATCCTATTTATATTCCGAATATCGAAACTGTCGAACTGTCGTACAACAAACGTGAATCGGCTATCCGGGAAGACCGTGCCAATCTGCACGAAGTCGTCGCGAACGATATCCTGTACCAATGGAGCCCTGAAGCCGCGTATGTACTCAGGACAACAGGCAGCGCCGTTGCCTCGCACCTTACCGGCACGACAGGCTTCCGCAAGGCATTTACAACGCGTGATGTCGCTGCTGCAATGACTCGCTTTAATGCCGACGATGTTCCCCAGGAGGGACGCTATGCACTGGTCGATGCTTATATGTATACGCAGCTGATAAACAGTATGACCGAGAAAGAAGCGACGGCTTTCCATGCCCTGGCGGATCTGCGTAACGGTATAGTGGGCAAACTGTACACCTTCAACTTTATGATGCGTTCGAAAGCGCTAATCTACAACACGGCGCTTGCTCCGCTCGAATGGACGGAAGATATAACCTTTGCCGAAACAGATAACGCCGGCGTTTTATTCTGGCATGATAATTTTGTTTGCCGCTCGCTCGGCCTGGTTAAAATGTTCGGATCCGAAGATAATCCGCTTTATTACGGCGATATATATTCCTTCCTGCTACGTGCCGGTGGTACCATTATGCGCTCCGACAGGAAAGGGATCCTGGCTGTCGTTCAGGATGCAGCTACAGAAGGATATGTAGCACCGTCATTTGCACCGTTGGCTATCGATGTGAATACCGGCGAGGTTAAGAATGCCGAACTGGGCGATATTATCGTCAAGTCTTTGGAGTTGCTGGATGAGATCAGTAAACGCCAGGAGATACAAACCGAGGAACTGTCGGAACTGCAATCGAAGGTAGCGGATAATGCTGAAGCTGCTGCAACCGATAATGCAGAAACTGCCGGACAGGTTACATCTGAAACTGAAAAAGCTTCAGTGGCGGAACAAACAGTACCGGCGCCTGCCGCTGTAAAGGCTGCTAAAAAATAAGCAGCTATGTCACGAGGACTTAGAAATAACAATCCCTTAAATATCCGGCACAACTCGCAGAAGTACCTGGGGGAAGTGCCGGGTACCGACAGGTCTTTTAAAAGCTTCAGGGATATGGCATACGGTTACCGTGCCGCATTCGTTACGTTGGGCACTTACCTTACGACCGGACGCAATACGATCGTTAAAATCATATCCTCCTGGGCGCCTGCCAGCGAAAACAATACGCAGGCGTATATCGCCGCTGTCGAAAAAGGCTCGGGGATATCCCGGAACAGGGTGCTTACCCTGAAGGACGGCAAAGATATTATAGCGATCGTAGCTGCTATGGCTAAAGTAGAGAACGGCGTGCCGGCTGTAATGGCCGATGTGGATGCGGGGTATAAACTTCAAAGTAAAATAACAGGATAGTGATATTTGAACAATACATAGGCGAAGCGCTTGTTTCTGTCCTCGGTGTGGCGGTCGGGTGGCTCGCCGGCCGGGGAAAACAACGGGCCGACACGAAAAAGATCGAAGTCGAGATACTGGAGAAATCGCTTCAGGTGATCGATAGGGAAGTCGTCAGGCCCCTGGGCGATCGCCTGTCTGTTGTTCAGGAAGCCTATAATGTTATCGAGCAAAAATTAAACAGGTTACAAAATGCAATTAATAAAATGTACAGCTGTCATGCTTTGCCTAATTGCCCTATTAGGGCAGAGCTGCAAAAGCCAAAAAACCGTACTGGAAAAGCAGGAAATGCAAAGCCGGCAACAGTCCGACAGCGTAAGCGTAACGACCGAAAGGATCTCGAAAATAATAACGACACCCATGAAGACGGCGACGCTGACGCTGACGCCAGAAGACCTGATAAGCCTGCCTGCGGGGGCTGGTTACCAGGCTAAAGAGGGCAATGCGACGGTTACTGTTCAGAAAAAGGACAACGGCGAGCTGGAGTTAAGTTCCCGGTGCGACAGTCTTTTTATTGTAGCCGAGTATTTGTACCAGGAGGTAAATCGTTTAACAATGGTTGAAACGGAACTTAACAGCCGTTTAAACAAACAAAAAATAGAAGTGATCCGGGAGCCGACAGGTGCGCAATGGGCTCAGATCTATGCTTTCCGGATACTTGCTTTACTAACATTCCTATATATAGGATATCGAATAATCAAACATAAATTTTTTAAAAATGGCTGAGAAATTATTATTAAAGATCAGGTGTGACGGTATCGATACGGCTAATGTTATAACATCCGCTGCCGGTATTGCTTCCGCACTATGGGAGGAACAACCGTTATCGCTCCGCGATGATGAACTGTCGATCGTCGAGCAGGATCCCGATGAGGAAGAAGTGTTTTCGCATGAAAACGATGCTGCCGAAGACTATGATATTACAGGTAACGGCATGCTGGCAGTAGGCTCTTTTATTAAAGCCTCTTACCAGCAGATGGCTGACCTTTTAGGGGGTAAAGTATCGGGCACTGGCGCCGACCAGATGTTTATCAAGAGCGCTAAAAAAACAACGATAAACAAGGCGTTCCGCTTCCGCCTTAAAGGAGGAGGATACCTGATTATCCCGAATGCCAAAGGCTACGTGAACCTGAGCGCGAACCTGGGGGCGACGGACGGACGCTTGAAATTCCCTTTCAGCTTGCGTGCTATCGCGCAAACAGGGTTTGACTGCGACATTATCCTGAAAGCGCCGGAAGCGGTGGATGAAAAACCGGTAAAAGCCCCGGAGGCTCCGGCGGCAGGGGTTGTTACCGAACAGACAGCAATCAAGTCGACAAAAGAAAAAGCATAATCGATCGCTATGGCTAACGACAAGGTAAGGTTGGCAGCCGCAAAGTTACTACTCGACAGGGGCGTGCGGTTTACCATATCCGGCGCCCCTGTTGTTTTAAGGCTGCTCCGGTTGAACAGGATACACATACGCCCTTTGCGGGCGGGTACGATAATCTGCATGTCCCGGATAATGGACGAGAACGGTATCGATGAATTAGAGATGCCAAAGGAGTATAATCAAAAACTCGACGTGGTGGCGCTGTTGATCGCAACAGCCATGCTCAACGGTAAGTACCGGATAAAATTCTTCGCCCGCCTGCTGTCCCGGATATTACTCTGGAAAGTGCCGGCAAAAGTATTACGGGAGCTTTACCTGTATGTGGCCACTGTCGACAAGCTGGCGGATTTTATGACTATTACCGCATATTTCGGGATTCAGGCAAGGATGATGATGAATCCGAGGATGACGGGGCAGATGAAAAAGGGGAGTTAAAAGGACGTGTTACCGGCCTCCATAGCCCTTTTGGTATTATAGGACAATTAAAGGAAAAATACGGTTATACACATGATTACGTACTTTGGGGTCAAAGCTGGGCGTTGTTCCTTTTGGAAGCGGCGGACGCTCCCAGGTATACAAAGAAGCCGGACGATTACGATGCCCCGGTGATCAGCTCGTTCGACGATGCGAAAAATATCAGCGATAACAGGATAAAAATAATGTAACGATGGCGGAAAACCTTGAACCGGTCGAGATCGACATAAACATGCGGCAGAATGTTTCGGACGAATCAGAAAAAGCGGCCGAGGGAATGGATAACATGACGAAAGTGTCGGATGAGGCTTTACAGACATTCCAGAAAAATGTCGATAAGCTGACCGGTCTTATCGAAAAGATGAGTTTTGTTATCGACGCGATGTACAAAAAAATAGAATCGAGCCCCGACCTTTTCGGCGATGCCCCGATCGAACGGCTCGACGCGATGAAAGAGTCGACCGAACAGGCCCGTCAGGAACTCGAGGCTTATACCGAATCGGTTGAGAAAATGTCGGAAGCCGTAACTGAAGGCGCAGATATTACCGCTGTGTTGGAAGATGCGACGCAGGCGCTTACGGATACGCAAGGAGATCTATCCGGAAACCTGGAGGAAATAATCGATATGCAGGATTCGGTTAATACACTTACCGGCGAAGGGGAAGAGGAAACATCGGCATATTCCGCGTCAAATAAAGTACTTAGTGCCGTTATCAAGGAGTTAAGTGCGGCCCTGGGGATAGAAGACGCGTCGATAAGACAAACGATAGGAAGTGTGCAGCTTATATCCGCGGCAAAAAATACATGGAGCCGGATCGTTGCCATGCTCAGCGTAAACCTGGGCATATCGACAGCAGCTTGCAAATTGCTTTTAGCTACCGGGATAGGCTTACTCCTTGCGGGTGTTGTAGCTATTTATCAGGCATATCAAAATTGGAACGAAAAACAGGAGGAGTCCAATTTCCTTGCGGGCGAGGCTAAGAACCTGTATAACCAGGCGACGGGGGCAGTGCAGGGGCAGATCTCGAAAGTTCAGATCCTCGAAAATATTTTAAAAGATTCGAACAGGACGTATGCCGAACGGAACAATGCCCTGAAGGAACTGAAGAAAATAATGCCGGAATACAATGCCAGTCTTTCCGAGGAGGGTAAGCTGATAGAAGATACTACCGGCATAATGAAGGAATATATCGAAACCCTGAAGCAAACAGAACTGGCTAAAGTATCGCTCGCGAAGTTGGCGGAGGCGCAGTTCGAGCTATTGGAGGCTACCGAGGAATTCAATAAAATGGAAAAGCCGAGCATTTGGTTCGACCAGTTGCCTAAACATGCGGAATATAAAGAAGCTGAGGAAAATATCGAACGCTTACAGAAGCGCGTCGAGACATACACTAACATTGCGACGGATGCCAGCGCTGCCAACCTTAAAAGCATGAAAGAGGAGGAAAAAGCGACCTTTTCCCTTATCGAGACAAAAGAAAACCTGCGCAAGCTTGTCGAGTTGATGCCTCAACGTACCGAGGAGGAGATAACCGCCCGGAACAAATCCCTGAAGGTAATTGACGATGAGATAAACCGCCTTAAGAAACTCGGCGTTGAAAAGGAAAAAGTAACAGAAGAGGATGTAAAACCTACAACGGGCAGCAGCCGGAAAACATCCCGTACACCAAAAGCGGCCGATACCCTTATTAAGCGCGAAGCCGCTTACCAAACGCGTATCGATGCGGCACGTGTTAAGTCGATCGAGCAGGGCGCCGAAAAAGAACGCGCTGCCATTAAAGCCGAGTACGACAAAACAAAAGCATACATTGAACAACAGTACCGGGAACTGGAACAGATCGAAAAAATAACCGGCAGGACAGCCGGATCCCAACGCACAAAATTGCTCGAGCTCGACAGCGCAGCTACCGATAAATATGAGTTCGAACTGAACAGGATAAATGCCGAATCGAAGAAAAAAACAGATAAGATCTTCGAGGAGGTAAACAGCCGCTTCCGCGGCGAACTGGATAATAACCTTGCGTATATCAAACAGTATTATGACGACCTGATACTGGAAGCGCGCAGGGCGGGCGCATCCGTGGAAGAAATAAACAGGCTTAATGACCTGCGCAATATCGATATCAGCCGTGCCGGCACTGAGGATAAACTGCGCAAGGCGGAGTTCGACCAGGCGCTTGCTATGGAAAAAGCATATAACCTCGAGGCAGTCGGGCTTACAACCCTTTCGGAGCAGCGAAAATACGAGATAACAAAAAAATACATGCAGCTGCGCATCGAACTCCTCCGGGAACTAGCCGCGGCGGGCGACGAGGAGGCCGGCAAAGAAGCTGACCTGCTGGAAGAAAAACTGAAGGGCATGCTATCGCCGTCGAAAGGCGTTAAAGGCTTGCTGAACGATTCGCTGTTCAACTCCATAAAGAAAGGCTTTGAAAACACCGGTATGTCCGCCGAAAAAGCGGAGGAGAAAACGACAGCACTTTTCAGTAAGTTTTCGCAAGGGGGCGCTCAGGCTGTTACCGTTATCGAAGAGATAAAGACCCTTTTCGGTGGAATCAGCGAGGAGCTCGATATCGCCCTGGATGCTGCTATGGATATAGCGAAAGGATTTGCACAGGACGGCATTGTCGGGGGTATAGAACAGGCGGCGTCCAAGTTTATATCCGTCACCATGAACCTGCTGACGGCGAAGAAAGAGGTCGATAAGTCGATGATCGAAGGCTACCAGGCGTATATCGATGCGATCGATAAGCTGATCGACAAGCAGATCGAGTCGCTGAAAAGCCTCGGCGCAAAAGGTTTGTCGGAAACCCTGCTGCAAACGGTCGACGACCTTAACGAACGTATGGATGCCTCGCGCCGCCTTTTCGAGGAAGTGGCACGCTCCGGCAGCGGCATGTTCTCACGCTCACTGGGCTACCGGGCGAATAAGATGCTCGACAATTATGCCGAGCGCCTCCGCCAGGCAGGTATCTATACGACCAATATCTACAACATGACAAATGAGCAGCTGATCGCCCTGCAATCGATACCCGAAGTATGGGCGCGGCTGCACAGCGACCTGCGCAAGTATATCGAAGACCTGGCGGATGCCAAGGAGGAACTTGACGGGCTGAGCGATCAGATCCGGGATATGCTCTTCGGTTTCGATTATTCCAATATTACCGAGGCTATCGTCAGCTCGTTCACCGACCCGACGATCGACGATGCTATGTCCGACCTGGAGGGCAAAGTGGATGAAATGATCGGCAATATTATAAAGAACATAATTACCCGGAACATGCTTATCGATCCTATCCAGCAAATGGTCAGCGACCTGTGGGACAGCGTGGATATAAATGGCGAAAGCATAACCTTCGACCCGGCAGCCATGCAACGCTTCCGGGACAGGATCATGCGGCAGGCGGAGATGTTCGGCGATGTATGGGACGAATGGGAGGAACTCTTTTCCGGTATGGGCATCAACTTGTCAGGTAATAGCGAGGAAACACGCCAGGGAGCGAGCGCGGGCATCGAGCGCATCTCGCAGGATTCGGCAAACGAACTGAACGGGAATTTCCTTGCCCTGCGCCAACATGTAGGCGATATACGCAACCTGAACCGTGAAGCGAATATGGTGCGGGATGCCATGCTCAGCAGCCTGGTAAATATAGAGGGCTATACGGCGTTTATACCGCTATTGTTGGAAAGTATAGAGGATATGAAGCAACGGGGCTTAAAAACAAAATAATGACAGGAAGTGTAATCATAGACGGATTCGATATATCGGCGTGGGGCATGTTTATCCTGCGCGAGGGCGATTACGACCTGCTATCGTTTCCCGATCGCAAGCAGCCCGATCAGGACGAATGGTTTGAGGAGAACGGCGTCGATCCCGACCTGTCCGGGATCTACTTTAAAGAAAAGCGGATAACCCTCCTCTTTTATATAAAGGGGGCGACCGGCGACGAGTTCCTGGATAACCTGAGCGCGTTTTACCGTCTTATCAGCGCGCCGGGATACCGGCAGCTATACAGCAGGGAGTTCGGTAGGACGTTTACACTGCGCTACCTGTCCTGCCCGGCATATACCCATAAGGGCGGCATGTTCAAACCGGGAACGAAAAGGGGGCGCCTCCCCGTTGAGTTCTCGATGGACGATCCCCTTCAGGCATTTACCAATCCCGGCATACTTATACCTCGTAACGGACGCAGCCAGTGGAGCTATGTCCGGATAAACGGTATCGACCTGGCGGCTTTCGGCATTATCGTAACGCAATGCTATAATACTGTCTTGCAATTGCCTGCCGTAAAGGCTTCCCTGATGCGTAGCTTTGCCCGCCGCACGGGGCTTATGTATTTCGCTCCGGAAAAATCGACCTTCCGAACAAGGCAGATTGTTATCGAGTGTACGATGATCGCGGCGAACAGGGAAGACTTTTATTACAACTACGAAGCGCTTTTCAACAACCTGACGGTAAAGCAAGCGGTTACCTTGTCCACCTTCGCCGGCGACAATATGGAATGCTATTATACTTCGATGACCAACTTTCAAAAACTAAAACCTTTCTCCGGGGGCAAGGCAAAGGTCAGCTTCAACCTGGTACTTGAATTTATCCGGATGAAGCCTAAGCGGATATTTGATAAAACTTTTGATAAAACATTTAACTGATCAACAATATGTCACAGGATTTAAGAAAAAAGGCCAGCCAAATAAGAAACGAGACGCAAACGGAAGCCAATACGGCCGACCGCGTGGGCGCGTGGATGGAACAGGCAAGCGACGAAGTGGATGCCAAGATCGTTAAAAAAGACCTCTTGGATATAAATAACCTTATAAAGGATTCTTTTTTGAACGGGCGCCTCTGGGGCGTTAAAACCTTCAAAACATTTACCGATTTCGTAAAATCACTGGATACCTCATCCAATTACGCCCAGAACGACCGCACGGCATGGCTGGCAAATACGATATCCTCCAACTACTTTGTGTTTACAAACCGTGCGCAGTCGGGGGTCATCATCCAAACCGTTATGGGCGACTTGGCGATAGACGACAAAGGAAATATCGCCGTGTCTACCTTTTCGTTCGGCACGGTGATACAACGGCGTTTAATGCTGCTGTCCGGGAGCTGGGGGCCATGGATGTACCTGACAAAAGGGGATATAGACGTAATAAGTATACTTACCAACCCCTCTACAAACATCCGTCAGATAACACCCGCAGAGTTAAACACTTTTTACAAGGGGTTTGCCGTGCTGTACGACGCGCGTACTTCTGGCAGCGACTACACAACCTACTCCATCGTTATTGCGGGGCAGATAGACGGGGTAGACCCCGGCACAGGCCCGATATACCAGGCGAACATACCTACACAGATGAGACTGAACGCGGGGTCGGATAAACAGACGCTGGAATTACGCAGTAAGACATATATAATCGATGCCTCGGGCAATGTACGCGTTAGCGACTGGGGAGAATGGGTACCGGTAATCACCGGCACCAGGCAGGTCGATTATAAGGAGTTTTCTTCAATAGCTGAATTTATCAGCTCCCTGGACACCTTTTCGAACTATTACACGCATGACGGGGTGAAGATCTGGGATGTAAAAGTAAAAGAAAGTACAAGCACGCAGTATAACTTTATTGTAAAGGCGATAAAGTCCCGGGTCAGCGGCTCTTACATGATGGTTGTGGAAGGCACCTTATATATAAACAGCGACGGTACGCTCAGTACCGCTACAAGCTCGATATATACCAGTGTGCACAGACTTTACTTTTCCGGTAAATGGAGACCGTGGATATACCTCAGCAAAGGCGATATAGACGTAACCAGCCTTGCCTCAAAAGAACTGAAAAAATTCTCGAACGTAAAAAAGGTTATTTATTCCAATGCCTCATCGCCAAAACTGGGGGCGACCCTGTCGCTCGACCGGCAGGGCAATGCCGTGTTGACGCTGGGGGATACGCACCTGATATATGACAAGAACGGCGTTAATTACGGTATTGTCGGCAGTTCGGTCGTATTAAAGCCGACATCCTACCAGAATATATTTATCAATCCGGTTTCAAGAACGTTGTATTCCGCACCGGTTGCCGAATCGGAACCGTACTGGGACGAGAATACGTATGTATGGCTCGGATGGACATACCTTGCCTTGCCCGGAGTAGCCGGGTTTATGCGCGGTATCAATTACGACTTTCCTCTGTTAACGGTTACTGAAGTGTAGCCCCTTAATTATTTATACATTTAACTATTTATACGCTTACATTATGGACAATATGCAAATTTATAATGCGGACGGCAGCCTCCTGCTCGATATCCCGGTAGACGATTCGAGCGTCAGATTTAAAGAAATAATGGGCGATAATAACCTTACGCTAAAATTCTCGTTACCTTCCTATATGGAATTTCCGCTGCGATCGTGGTGCGAATTTAAAGCGGAGCGGTATACGCTTCTCTCGCCGGCGAATTTTACGAAATACCATTCGCAAAGCTATGCCTACACCCTTGTACTGGAGTCGGCACAATCGTTACTGAAATCCGTCAGGTTTAAATTCTTTACCATAGAGCGGAACCCGGGCGAGCCCGACAGGATAGTAGGCGCTCCCAAACTCAAGGATTCGCTGACGGCTACTCCTGAAGATTTTGTCCGCCTCCTGGCCGATAATATGAACTTCAGCAGCGATCCCGGCTGGCAGGTCGGCGAGTGCATCGACAGCGATCCGGTAACAATAGACTTTAACCACGATACCTGTTTCGCTTTCCTGCAAAAAATTGCGGATGCCTTCGAAACCGAATGGGAAGTAGACAATAAAACGGTACATGTCCGCAAAGTCGAAAAAATGAAAGACTCGCCCGTACCGCTTATGTACGGGTACGGAAACGGGATACTCGGAGGGATAACGCGCCGGCAGTTCGACAGCTCCAGGGTAATAACGCGCCTGTGGGTACAGGGCGGCGACCGAAATATCAATTATGCCACCTACGGGAACGATACGCTGCTATTGCCTAAAAACAACTATTTTAAATACGAAGATATCGACTACCGGACAGACGAAACAGGATCGTATATCGAGCGGGTAACACCCCTGGGCGCCATATCGGAGGACAGCCTCGATATTTCGAAGATATATCCGCACCGTGAGGGCTTTGTGTCCGAAGTATTCGCCGTCGATGATTCGAAAGGTTTTTATGACTTTACCGATAGCGATATCCCGGACAGCCTCGATTATTCTAAAATGATTATCCCGGGAGAAACAATGAGTGTTGTATTTCAGACGGGTAACATCGCCGGACGGGAGTTCGATGCAAGCTACGACCATGCGCAAAAGCGCTTTAAACTTGTACCCATTACCGACAACGGGCATATACTCCCGCAAGGGGCGCTCGTCCCGGAAGCGGGAGATAAATACGGGGTTTTCCATATCAGCCTGCCGCAGGAGTATATCGACCGGGCACAGATCGACGCACGAAACGAAACGGTTAAGATCTTATTCGAAAAAGAACTGCCCAAATATACATACGGCTGGAAACTGTCCGGCAGGTACGCAAAAGAAAAATGGGGCGAGATAGGCGGTATGCTTTCTCCCGGTTATTTTATCCGTTTTTCCGATCCGCAGTTTATGTCCGAACCCTTATCGATTCGCATTGTTTCCGTAAAAGAATACGTGAACGCCCCGAGGTCTCCGGAACTGGAGATATCTAATAATGTTACCGGCCGCTCGATCAGCTCCGTGCTTAATCAGATCCCGACACAGGAGCAGGCGACCGACCGCAAGGATACTGAAATAAGGGAGTATGCAAAGCGCCGGTGGACGGATACGCAGGAACTGATCGCCGGCATAATAGGCATGTCCGATGAGTTTAAAGAAAATTTGTTGAGTTCTCTTGTTTTCGAGGGTATGATATTCCGTGCTGGAGCTGCTGCTTTGCAGTATCGCTTTTTGGGCGATGATTGGAATACTTCGATCGAGCCGGATATATACTTTAACAAAACGGAAAAGCGTTTTTATTGCCCTGCTTCCCGTATTAAGCACGAAACCCTCGGGATCGACGGGCAAAAGCCGTATTGGGTAATTCCCGAATACAGGACGGATGCCCTTGTTGACACCGCTACTCCTTACTATTTATACCTGAAGTGCTCGAAAGAACTATCGCTCATCGACGGGCGGCTAACCGGAGAAGGCTCTTTCGTTATATCGGCAGAAAAGATAAAGATAGAGGATATTGACGGGTTTTATATGCTCTGGGTCGCTTTTATAAACTCGGAAAATGAAGAGAACGACCGCTCGTTTTCGACCATGTACGGGCTTGCGGAGCTATTGCCCGGGCAATTAACCGTTGACACGATACGCAGTTCCGACGGCGGAAGCTATTGGAAAGCATTAAAAAATCAGTTTAAGATAGGAAATGCCGATAGCTCGATAGACTGGAACGTAACCAAACAGGATACGTTGACAATAAAAGGGCTTTTGAACGTGCTTACCTCAGCAGTACTTGCCGGTTGGAACTTTACCAACCGGGACATATCGTCGGCAGACGGGCGTTTCGTGCTGGACGGCATTGCCGGGCTGATAAAATTTATGAATGTTGATAAAACAAAGGCAATCGGGCTGTTCTCGAATCTGAATAATGCCCTGAGCATTATTACCGAAACGGATAACTTTGTAGCCGGCGTATCCGGAGCATCGACGCGGATAGATCCCAACGGGATACAGGTGCAGACCGGCGCGGCGAATATGCGCTTATACCAACGGGCTGCCGGAGGGCATGTCCTCGAGTTCAGCGCGATAAACGGCAGTGCAAGCTTTACGGTGGAGTTTGGAGCTACCCTTAATGATATAAGGATGACGATAGTAGGATTACCGACGAGTGCGCAAGGGTTATTAAGTGGTCAGGTTTGGAACGATAATGGAACAATAAAGATTAAAACATAAAAAAAGAGAGACTTTATCTCTCTTTTCCTGTTTTTATTGAGGGTATTGAAACGGATCTGTTTTATCTGTAACAGAGATACCTCCAGTAGTTTCAAGCAGTTTTAAAATATTTTTGGTATTCTTTCTTAATGTATATACAGCGTCGAATTTTACGCAGCCGTTATAATCCGTAAAGAAGTATATTTCAGTTATGTTATTGTCATTAACTCTTACTTCCGGTGAGTACTCCCCTTTGGATAGCTCTCCCAGATCACTGATCTTGACATACGTTCCTTCAGGTGTTTTATATCCTGCAACGCAATTTGGTAACGTTACATCGGCTGTCTGGTAAAAAACAAAGCTTGTATAGTCCTGCCCTTTGTTATCGTCATCGTCCGAGCACGCCGTAAACAGGCTAACTGCCAACAGTAAAAAAAGTATTTTTTTCATCGGTTTTTAAAATTAATTAAGTTGTAAAAATATGAAAAGTAATTTAGAAAAACGAATCGAAAGGCTCGAACGTCGGGTATGGGATCTATTGATCCTTATCGTCCTGTTGGTAGCAGCTATCATCGCAATAGGTCTATTTACTGACAAAGTAAGTAATAATTGCTCCAATAATAGCCCCCAGAATAATTTTTATGATATCCCAGACTCTGTTTTGAAAAATTAATTTTCTATTCTTTTTTTTGATTTCTTTTTCAGTCTTTGGATTTTCCAGAGATGGATTAAATTGAAGATAAGCCATGCCAACAGGGGTTAATTGACATGAGAGAAAGCCGGCTTCGTTCGTTTCTGTATAGCTATTAACTATATTACGAGCGATAAGCATTCTTACACACATGTCAAAATCTTTGTCGTTTAGATCGAAGTCAGCCCGTTGCGCTTCGTAGTCATCGGAATTCTTTAGAACGATCAAAATATGCTTTTCATTATCAGAAAGATATATTTTCTTCAT